TAGTCACGGCTACATAGATAGTGGCTATGATTTAGTTAGACTAACCTATCACCTCAAAGACCTATATCCAACAACACCTGTTGCCGAAGAAAACAATAGGCAATACCATGAAGTTTTAAATAGACTTAATGAAAGAACCCAAAGAAATCTTTTATGGGAGATTCATAAAATGGAAAAAGATGTTGGAGAAAAGTTAGATAAATCTACTAAGTTTAACATGGCTTTAGATAAACTTTTAGACGAAAATAATTTCGAGGAAGACGAGGATTAAATGTTTGGTAGTTAGAAGTGCGTCTTTGTAAAATCCTTTGGAAGTCTGTACTGTTTTATACAGGGTGATGATGAAGAAGGTTAAGAATAAACAACGAATGAGAACTAAACCACTGCGTTACTAACTACCATTCTTTAAATATTTAATGGAGATATTATGAAAACTAAATTACTTACAATGATTAGCCCTAAACTTTTAAAGGGAGATAAATTACATACAAACTATATGTCTACAGTAATGTACTTATCCCCTAGTGATAGTGCAGGTGGTAAAACTATTTGTCCTTATGCAAAGATAGCTAAATGTGAAGAGGCTTGTTTAAATACAGCAGGTCGTGGTGGTATCTTCAAGAAAGGAGAAACTACTAATGCAATTCAAGAAGCTAGAAAGCGTAGGACACTATACTTTCAGAATAACTATGAAGACTTTATGACTCAGTTATTCTTTGAAATAAATAAATTTAAGGAGAAAGCAGAAGGTCTGGGAAAACTACCTTGTGTAAGACTTAATGGTACTTCCGATATACAATGGGAGTATCAAGAGCTACAAGGTAGGAACGTCTTTGAAACTTTTCCTGATATAACTTTCTATGATTATACTAAAATTCCTACTAGGAATATATCTGGCATAGATAATTATCATTTGACTTGGTCATACTCTGAAGCTAATATGAAGTATGCTAATTTATTTGATGAAGCTAACAAGAAAGGAATGAATATAGCAGTTGTATTTTCTAAGGAGTTACCTGAATTTTACAGAGGATTAAAGGTGATTGATGGAGATAAATATGACCAAAGATTTTTAGATGAGCCGAATGTAGTGGTTGGTCTGAAAGCAAAAGGCAAAGCTAGAAAAGATACTTCTGGTTTTGTAGTACACAATAACTTAATAGCAGTCGCATAATAGAGGTGACAAAATGAATGAAGAAGATAAAATAATTTGTGATTACTGTGCCAACCCTGAAATTGTAGCAAGGGTTAGCCATGTATTTTTATGTCAAGAATGCTACGACAAGGAGGAAGTATGAGCTTTGTAAGTTTTGATTCAGATGATATACAAAAAGGTGCAGATGCTATGCGTATATTAGATGGTATGGAAAATGCAATTTATGATATTTGTGAGTACGATTATGAAACATCTAAAGTAACTCTTCGAGAAGGTTTTACTTTAGAAGACTTAGTAAATGTTATTGCAGTTGGAATACTAGGCGATGCTGATAGATGGCAACGCTTGAACTATGAGAAACAACAACAAAAGAAACAGGAGGAAGCATGAAGAAATTATTAGAAGCAGTTAAAGAAGCAAGTATATCTGTTGCTTGTTTGCTTGATGATATTGCTGTTAGTGAAGCTGATATTTTAAATTGTGAATTAGATTTAAATGAACTGCAAAAAGACATTGAGCATTTACAAAATCAGATAACAATAATAGAAAATAACTTAGAGGAGGAAGCATGACTAAAGTAATTATAGAACTAGAGTTTGATAATTATAAAAATGATTATCAAGTTACTGATGCAGAAGTTATTAATTATTTACAAGAACTAATTGATAACGATTGTTTAACTTATATTAAGGAGGAAGCATGAAGAAATACCAAGAACTTAGAGTTGATATAACCACAGATTTTACAATTTGGGCAATAGATTGCTCAGTAGAAGAAGCAAAAGAATTAGCTATTAATAATTTAAAAGAAAACATAGAAGATTGGCTAGTTATGGATATTTATGACGAAAATACTGATAAATATATAGAGGAAGGAAGACATATAAAGGAGGAAGCATGAATGATGGAGTATTACTAATGACTTGTATAATAATATTTACTCTTGCAATCATGTCAATCTTTTTAATTCAATCTAAAGAACCTAAAAAATTTGACAAGCAAGGCATGGTAAAATACAATGATAACGATTATTAAAGAGGTAAATAAATATGACAATGAAAGAACATATACAAATGATGGAAAGAATTAGGAGAGGACAAGAACCTTTTCCTGAAAAAGTTAAACCAAAAATAACGAGGGCAAAAAATGAAAAATAAAATAATAAATATTGAAGCTGATTATTCTACTACTCTTCATTGGGATATGGAAGATATAGCAGAGTCAAGAGGCTTTAAATTAGAAGATGTAGAAAGAGTTGAGGTAGGTAAATGGGCAACGCTTTATATATTTTTAAAGAATGGTAAGTCTATTGACGTTGATGGTTATATTGGAAGTGATAGTACTGATTATAAATGGGCAGAAAATGAAAGACATTATGATGGAGATTGGAATTTAATAGAGGTAGATTATGAGTAAAAAATATATACATGTTAATCAACATGTGATAAGGTCTAATAAAAAAAATAATCTTAATGACCCAGTAATAACAATTAAAGCAGGTAAAACAAATACTTACTGTCATGAGGTACAGATACTAGGTAATAGTAAAATAACTTATAGTGGTAATGATAAGACAGCTCTTTCTTGTGGGGCTAGAGTTGTTATTGAAACAGAATCAGATTTAATTATAGATGGAGTATATAATGAGTAACGAAACAAACGATAATATAATGGATGAAGTTCAAACTTATGTAGATAATGTTTGGGTATTACCTAATAGACCAGATTTAGAATCTGATTGTATAGAATATGTATATGAAAACTATATAGATTCTGAATGTCTAAGACCTAAAGCTGAAATAGTTATTGAGTTTTTATCTAAACATTGTGCTGATGCAGTATCTAGTGATGATTTACAACACATGGCTATGCAAGATAGGTTGACATTGGAACATGAAAATGGCTATTAAAAAATATAATTTAGAATTTGGTTATAATTATAATGGTAAAAATATATTATGGACTTGGGATGTTGAGCCAATAGAAAAAGTATTTTGGAAAACTTGGAAACCTAAGTTATCTAATGTTAAAATTATAACAGTCTTGACAGACAAAGAGGAGTCCAGTAAAATAGCTAAAGAAATTTTTGAGGGTGTTATAAATTCCGAACATCCTACTAAAGATAAATTAACAGGAATATATGGAGTAAGAAAATGAAAGGTATATTAATTAATCCCTTTGATGAAACAATAAAAGAGGTTGTAGTTACAGGAAACTATAAAGAACTTTATACACTTATTGAATGTAGAGCATTTGATTGTGTTGATGTAGATGAAGATAATACATTGTATGTTGATGATGAAGGATTGCTTCATGATACTAATAGATACTTTGCTATTCATGATAGAGAGTTTGCAGGTCGTGGACTTATTTTAAGTACTGATGATGAAGGAAACTCAGCAGATGTTAGGTTTACTTTAGAAGAAGTAAAAGATTTAGTTTCCTTTTTACCAGAAGGATTTAAAGTAGAACCATCATTTACTTTTCATACTTTTTAATATGAACAGAACTAAATATAAAAAGTTAAAAAATAAAGTAAAAAGAATACAAGTACAATGGTTAAAAAGTATTATGCCAGAAGATAGTACTACAGATATTAATGTAAATAATGTAGATACATATGTACCTGATGAACAATATGTTATGTCAGCAAATACTAGATACTTGTCGTTTATGACAGACAGATGGTTAATAAAAAAATTAAAAAAATATCCTCATGTTAATACATACGAGGAATTACAGGAGATAATAAATGTTAGATGAATATATAGGAAATGTTTTAATAGATAATAAGAAAGATAAATTAAAATTGTGGGCTAATAATTCTTCAGAAGCTATAGATACTTTAGTAGCTTTAGATATAGTATCAGATATATATAAAATTACTAGATTAAAAGATAATAAAGAATGGGAATTTAATGGTAACATAAATATTTTAAAAGAATTAAGAAATAAAATAGATGATGAAGGGCTTATTTATTCTCATTTAGTAACACGAGGAAAAGAAAATGACTGATGATGAAGTAAAATTTAGAGAGTTTTGCGAAAGAATGTTTATTGCTAATTGTAAAGAAAGAAGAGAATATGGCGAAAAAGAATATAAAGATTTTAAAATGTATTACAAATACAATGAAAAGTTTTTGAGAGATTATTACTACGATAAAGAAGATAAATAATGGCAGTAAAAAAACAAACAACAATTCATATTTCTAAAACTGGTAGTCGTGGGAAAAAAACTAGTCAAGGAAATAAAAAAAATATAGGCACAAGTACAATGAATAAACACAAACGAAGAAGTTTTAAAAAATATAGAGGACAAGGAAGATGAAAAATATATTTAAAATATTATGGTCTAATCCTGATAAAGGAACTTGGGAAGAAGACCCAGACCCAGAAGAATTAAATATTGATAATGCTTACAAAACTAGATGGATATGGTATCATACTATTTTAGGAATTGAATTAGCTATGACTAATATATTGCTGCTAGGAATAGTAGTTATATTAGCTATAAAATTATAAGAGGTAACGTATGATATATAAAATAACAATAGGATTAATAGTTAGTTTTATGTTAATTATTAGTGCATCATTTACAATAGTGCATGATAATCAAATTAAAAAATTAGATTACAGACTAACCTATTTAGAAAAAAGATTTGAAAAAATAAATCAAATACAAGATAATATAATAGATGTAGTAAACGAAGTAATTTATGCAGTAGATGATTTAGAAAGAAAAGCACAAGAAGATTTAATAAAGGAGGAAACAACTATAGCACAGGGGTTGTAAATTATTTTTACCTGTGGTATACTGAGATTAGAATTTAGGGAACAAAGAGTAACCTGCCCTCTATCTCCATTAACCCAAAGGTTTGGTTCAGACCATGACTTTGAGAGTAGTCAGCTCACAACTCTCACAATTTTTTAATTAGCTATAAATGGAGGAAAACATATGGCAATATTAGAAGGCTCAGTAAAATGGGCAAGTATAACCACTCCGAACACAAAGTTCGAACCAGTATATACAGTTGACTTAATAGTTGATGAAGATACTGCTAATGACTTTGCTTCTCGTGGTCATAAAATAAAACAGCATGACGAAGGTTCTGCTGTAGTAATCAAGAGGAAAGTGAATGGTCCTAACGGAATGGTTAGACCTGCACCTAGACTGCTTGATACCGACAAGCAAGAGTTAAATGTTGCTGTTGGGAATGGCTCTAAAGTCAGAGTACAATACAATGAGTATTCTGGTGAAGGTAAGTTTGGTCCTTATGTAGGATTAGATTTACAAGCTGTTCAAGTAATTGATTTAGTAGCTTACAAATCACAAGATGGTGATGAACTATTGAGTGATGGAGAAGAATTCTAATGATAGTTACTATAAAAAATGATGAGGGTATGCTATCATACAACATCAACAGTATTGAAGATGAACAAAAACTAAACGAAGCTAAAGTTATAGTTTCTAAAGTTGGAAGTTTAGAAGTCATTACTGAGGCTTTAAGCTTTGCATCGGCTACTCATAGAGCTAACTTAGAAAGGTTGCTTGGTGATAGTCCAGAAGCTTTAGTCGAACAAGATACTACAGAAGAAGGAGAAACCTCTGACGAAAAGTAGTATTATTAACTAACAAAAGCTAGGCAGGGGTTTAATTCTTGTCTAGCTTTTTCTATTTGGAGATAGAATATGGAACATAATAAAACAACTTTTATTAAACATAAGTTACCTTGTCATAGTTGTGGCAGTAGTGATGCAGTATCAATGAATGAAGATGGTTCAGCTTATTGTTTTAGTTGTTCTACATTTTTCCCAGACTATGAGAAAAGTGGAGACATAAAAGTACCAGTAATAAAACCTAAAGAAAATAATACTTTCTTAACTTCTTATTCTGGTATCTATGGAGCATTAACAGATAGAGGTATATCAAAAGAAACTGCCATTAAGTTTGGTGTTAAAATTATTAACGACCATGCAGATAAAATACAAAAACATGTCTATCCATTTTACAATGGTTCGGAAGTTGTTTGTACTAAAACAAGAGTTATAGATAACAAAAGTTTCTTTAGCAATGGTACATATGAAGGCACTGGTTTATTTGGTGAACAGATGTATCGTAATACTAAAGGTAAGTACTTAACTATTACAGAAGGTGAATGTGATGCTATGGCAGTCGATGAATTATTTCAAGGCAAGTATGCAGTCGTATCACTTAAGCGTGGTGCTGCAGGTGCAGTTAAAGATATACGAGAAAGTATTGAGTTTGTTGAGGCATTTGATACAGTTGTGTTGTGCTTTGATAATGACAAGGCAGGACAGGAAGCTGCTAAAAATGTAGCTCGTATAGTAAAACCCGGCAAGATTAAAATAATAAATCTACCTAATGGTTACAAAGATGCTAATGATATGCTTAGACAAAAGAAATATTCTGAGTTTACTAAAGCATGGTGGGAGGCTAAAACATATACTCCTTCTGGTATCATGGAATTATCAGCACAAAAAAGTAATTGGTTAAATCGTGAGACAAAAGAAAGTATTGCTTATCCTTGGGAAGGTCTTAATAAGAAACTGTATGGACTAAGACGAGGTGAGTTAGTAACACTTACAGGTGGTACAGGACTTGGTAAGTCTTCGGTGACTAGAGAGCTTGAGCATTGGCTTATTAAAAATACTAAAGACAATGTAGGTATCGTTGCCCTTGAAGAAAATTGGTTACGAACTGCTGATGGTTTAATATCTATTGAAGCTAATGACAGAATATATCTTAATGAGAAACGAGATAAGTACACACCTGAACAGCTCAATGAGTTCTTTGATAAAGTAATTGAGAAAGACCGAGTATTTATTCATGCTCACTTAGGAGCTACTGATATTGATGAAATATTTTCTAAGCTTCGTTATATGATTATTGGTTGTCAATGTAAATGGGTAGTGCTTGACCACTTACACATGCTTGTCAATATCTTATCAGAAGGTGATGAACGTAGAGGTATTGATACACTTATGAATAAACTTCGTAGTTTAGTTGAAGAAACTAATGTAGGTATGATATTAGTATCACACTTAAGAAGAGCTGCAGGAGAGAAAGGACATGAGCAAGGTATTGAGGTATCACTCTCACACTTAAAAGGCTCACAAGGTATCTCTCAGCTGTCTGATTGTGTGATTGCTCTTGAGAGAAATCAACAAGCTAAAGACCCAGAAGAAGCTAGTCGTACTAAAGTAAGAGTACTTAAGTCTAGGTATACTGGAGACACAGGATTAGCATGTACTTTGCAATACGACAATAATAGTGGTAGATTATATGAAGTAACAGACTCGGAGACATTTGATAATGAAGAAACTTATTTTTGATATAGAAGCAGATGGGCTAACACCTACTAAACTCTGGTGTATAGTTGCAAAAGAATTAGATGGTACTACACATACTTTTAATCCTGACCAGCTAGAACAAGGCAAAGAGTTTTTACAAACTGCTGATGTACTTATTGGACACAATATAATTGGTTATGATATTCCAGTTTTAGAAAGACTAATAGATTTTAAATACAATGGTGCTATTGAAGATACTTTAGTTATGTCAAGATTATTTAATCCTGTTCGTGAAAATGGACACAGTTTAAAAACTTGGGGTTATCGTGTTGGCTTTCATAAACAAGAACAACCAGAAGACTTTGATAGTTATACACCTGAAATGCTAGAGTATTGCACTAGGGATGTACAATTAAATGAAGTTGTATACAAAAAGTTATTAGATGAAGGTCGTGGTTTTAGTGATGAATGTCTTTCGTTAGAACATGATGTTGCTAAAATAATTAGTGACCAAGAAAAAACTGGATTCTTATTCAATGAAAAAGAAGCTACACTATTACTAGCCAAACTAAAAGATAGAATGGTAGAAGTAGAAGATGAAGTTCAT